ATAGCACCACCCATAAATTTGTTTTCAGGATTTTTGATGTCATTTTCTTTCATCCTTTCAACTACGTCAGACGGGATTACAGAATCACCTGAACCCAAGAAGTTACATTCCAATTCCTGTGCAATTTTTCTCCTGTCAAATTTCAACTTTTTCGCCATCGATTCGAACCAAGAAGAATATGGTTTATAACCATCGGCAAATTGTTTTTTTATTTTGTCAAAATCACGTTCATATGGATTAATGTCAGTATAATCAATGGTAATCTCATCATCTTTATATTCCGCACGATTTAATAGATAATGAACTATATCTTTAACTTTTAAAAGTTTTAAATCTTTAGAATATCGTGGGTCACGATACCAATACATTTCCGTGATTTTGAAATCATTCATACCACGAAGGGCTTGGTCGTAAATACTGTAATAAATTGGGTCGAATCCGTTGGGGGTAGAAATAACAATTACTTTACCACCTGTAGACAAAGATGCCATACAGGCAGACCAGAAATCATCATCAGCGTCAATAAAGGCAGCCTCATCAAAAATAAGAATAGTTGGAGTATAACCACGAAGTGCATCCTTTGAAGTTGCAACGGCTTTTACCTCACAACCATTCGATAACTTAAAATGTTTTTGTGCATTTTTCTCACCGGAGAAACCAACACCCAACCAAGACGGCCATTGCTCGACAAAAGCTCTAATCTTGTTTGCCATCTCAATAGACGTATCTTGTTTGTTGGCGATAACAAGAATTTTTTCGGGTTTTGTTTTGGACGCAAAAACCAAACGTTTTGATACCCAAGCAGAGGTAACCGTAGAAACTCCCGCTTGTCTGTATTTTAGTGCAATGTTTTCTTCGTAATTATCGTAATCGTCAATTAACCTTACTTGGTCAGGAAAAAGTTCTAATGGAACATACTTGGATTGTGTATTATCGTAAGTCTGCAAATATGTTCTAAGTGCGTAAGGTGTGTTTTTTACACATTTAGCATACTCTAAAATTGCTTGTTCTTTCGATAACGCCATTAATCATAGTATAAATCATTTATGATAAATCTATACCTAAATCACCCAAAAAGTTTCTGAAGTCATCATCATCTTCTTCGTCCTCATCATTAGAACTAATAGCGTCTTCGTAGTCGTATTTTTTAAGTTCTTCGATGATTTCATCAACCATTCTTTTTACGATTTGTTTTCCTGCAGGTGTTTTACCCATGATTTCCCTAGCAACTTGGAAGAATTCTTCAGTACTCAAAGCTGAGAATCTTGAGAACAAGTAGTTTTGAATTTCTTTCAAATCATCCTCAAATAACTCATCAGGGTATGACGATAAGAATCTTTCCCAAATTACTGGACCTAATCTTAAATCCCACATTTCGTATGGTAACGTGTCTTGTGACATCATAACCATCTCGGCAGCTTTAGGGTCATCAGGTAAACCTTGTGTACCTAATACTTCATATACACCCTTAAGTAACTCGTGAATCAGAATAGGGAAAAACAAACCTTTAACTTTAATAGTTGGGGGGTCTGTCTTATCATCAACCTCTTCAGTTCCTTCAACACCTTGACCTGTTTCACCCATCATGTTCATCATTTGTTCTGGCATAATCCAATACAATAAATCATTGATTGACATTAACACACCATAAAGATTCAATAATCTTGGGTCGATTCTATTTAACTCTTCCTCAACTAAGTTGAACATGTAGTGTCCTTTTTTGGATGCTCCTTGAATTAATGAGTTGATAAATCTTCTTTTAGCCTTTTCTAAGTCAAACTTTTCAAAAGCCTTCATGAAGTTATCTATATCATCTTCCGCATCATCTTCAGATACACCAAATTTTTCTAAAACATCCTCTTCAGATGGTTCTTGAGATTTCTTTGGTAATTTAGATGTATCAACCTGACCCATACCTGATGTTAATTCAACATCAAACTGAAATGCGTTCTCAGGTAATGACATTTCTTTCTTGACCAAATCAACGGCTAAATTTTCCAAATACTCTTTGTTCTCGTTCTCGATTGACTTAACGGTCTGAACCGCCTGAGCCATCATCATCATAAGTTGTTGTAGACCATTCATTCCCTGAGGGATGTTAGTCAAACCTGTATAACGTTTTACCTTTTCTACTACATCTTTAAATCTTTTTGAAGCAATTAATTCTTCAAAAGTTGACACAGTACCATCATCATCTATATCAATATCCAACGCAGGATTGTCCGAAAACGGAGTATCCTTATCTTCAATACTTCTTTGAATGTCTGGTGACATTCTTTCGGGTCCATCGTAACTGATTGGAGCTTCGTTAATTTTAATCCTGGTTTTCATCTCTGAATTGAATATTTAAGTTTTTGAATTTTAAGAAATCAGGTAATTCAGCTTTTGGTGCTGGCTGATGTTTTGGTTGGTATGGTGACTTCCTATCAGGTTTTGTTGGTGTTTTAACTGGAGTCTTAACAGGAGCCTCTTTTGTGTCACCAGCCTTTGGTGCTGGTTGATGTTTTGGTTGGTATGGAGATTTTCTGTCAGGCTTTGTCGGAGTCTTAACCGGAGTCTTAACAGGTGCTTCTTTGGTATCCGCCTCTAAAATATCTTTCTTTGTCATTTTTTCAGTCATTACATATTTCTTAATCAAAGATACTAAAGATTCTTCAATCTGTCTAACAACCTTTTGATGATTTTCATTTTGTTGTTTTACATCTCTAACACATCTTTCATATTTATTCATTTGTTTAGCACTCCATTCACTTCTTTTAGTTGTCTTGAATTCTTTTCCTAATTGACTAGTGCAAATCGCCCAAGCATTGTTTTCTTCTTTTTCCTCACCCATTGTAGAACGATTATTATCTGAGTCATCGTCCATTCCATCAGGTGCCATATCTTTTTCACCGTGAGGTGTTTCTTGACCCGTATCGGTCTGCATTGCCAAATCACCTAATGCGTCATCAGTTTCTATGTTATCTTCTTCAGATGCTATTTTTTTTGCGATTGAATCAACAGTTTGACCCAAACCGGCCAATTCTTCTTTAGCCTTTTTTGCTGCGTCCGTAATACTCTGTTCAGATATTAATTTACCATATAAGGTATTGATTTGAGATTCATTCAATTTAGATAATGTTTCAAACCTAAATCCTTCTTTCAATAAGGCGATTACTTTGTTAGATTTCATAATACTAATGTTTTTTCATAATTTAACACGATGTCTCTTTCGTATAATTTGTCTTCTATATTTTTTACAGATTCACCAAAATGAAAAACTAATCTTTTCATTTTTTCTTCTGTAACGGCATCAGAATCTGAATCTTCCCAAGCTAGTGCAATAACACCCTCAACCGAATCATAAACTGAAAAAAAATCTGAGTTTTGTATCAGATTTAAATGTAGTCCAGAATTTTTAAGAACTCCTACTTTCTTTATAAAATCAATTTGGGGTGGAGAGGGTTTACCTGAAGCTGGTTCAGAATCCCACTCATCACCCCAAACATCATCCATATCAGAGAAGATAAACTCGTAAATGTTATCGCCTCTAAAATTTGGTCCTAACTCATTTACGTAGATTAGCTTCATAAAATTTCACCTTTTCGTGTAATTTTAAGTTGTTGACCTTCGTTTTCAAAAACTAAATTACCCTTATTTGTTTTACCTAAGAATTTAATATCCTTATGCTCTTTTACTAAGAAATCGGAAGTTAATTCTTGTTCAATAGTTTCTGAAAGTTCTTTGATTTGTGATTTAATAGTTACTTTATTTCTAATTTCAGAAATATAGTTATTAACTTTTTTATCCTCTTCAATTTTCTTTTCAGACTCAGTAATTACAAAATACTTTGAAAGTATTTTATCTACTTTAGATTCTGAAAAAATTTCGTCCATAATTTTGTCATATCCGACATCACCTTCAACCATTTCTGGTTCTTCAGCAGGTGTCGGTTCAGTCATTTCAGAATTAGAATCAATATTTAAATCAATTTCATCATCAACACCATAGTCAATAGTATCTTCATCACCTTCAAGTTTGTTAAGAATATCGTCGTAATCTTCTTCGGTTAACTTAGATAAATCCATGGCAGAAAAAATTGAATTTATCACGTACTTCATATTCTCTGAAGTCAAACCTTGTTGTTCTTCTAATGTTCTTAATTTTTGTGTAATTTTACCTGTAAGTTTTTGAATTGCTTTGAAAGAAACTTCCTCATCACCATCAGTGGTTGGTTCAGTTTCCATATCAAGACCTAAATCCATTTCTTCAGACCCACCATCAACAGCCGGTTCATCTAAACTTAAATCTAAATCTAATTCATCAGTTGCAGGTGCTTCAGCATCTGCAGGTGCTACGGGTGCTGCGGGTGTTGCAGGTGCCTCAGTCTCGGCAGGTGCCGGTGGTAAGTCAAATGTTGGTTCAGCCGCAGGAGCTTCTGATTTAGGAGTTTTTAAAACAAATTTCTTTTCTTCACCAAACAACGAAACACCTTCTTCATTTTCGTGAACTCTGTTTAATTCTTTAGCTAATAGGTTAAAACTCTTAAGTGCCTGAGAATATGAAGAATAGTATTTTCTATTTTTCATTGGCTCCATGTAATCTCCTGTTGATTCGTCTATGCTAGACTTGATAATATAACCATTCTTTTCGTTAATGATATGGTATGTTTTTCCATCAGCTAACTGACGGCTATATTCAGTAGTTGATGTTTCTTTGATGGTTGTACGGTCGACCTCATTAAAACGTGCTATTTCCATAATACGTCTTAACTTAGCATCTCCCGTCAATTTTTCACTACCAATTGGTTTTAAATCTGCCATTTTTGTATATTTTTTTGTTAGTTGTTTAGTCCATTAAACCCTCCCAATGTAAAGGACTGACATTGGATAGCAATAACTTCAGGTTCTCCACCCTCAGTCCAAACAGGATGTGGTAAATCCCACGTTACAATTTCACCTACAGTATCACCTGTTCCAGGTACATAACCTGTTAACACTGCGGTGTAATAAGAAGTACATGCTGTTACTGCCATAATTTTTTTCTATATAAATATACTGAAATATCACATTTTTCAGCGTTTTATAAATTATTCAACAACTTCTTGCTCTAACGAAAGATTTTTGTCTGTCAATTCATTAGCAAAATCAAAAAGTTTTTGTATATATCCGTTCCTTCTTAAAAATTTAAATACCAAATTTTCATAAGAATATTCACCTTCTCTCTCAAGTCCGGCACTTCTATAATCCTTCAATCTGTCTTTTATTTTTTCAATCATTTTTATAGATGACTGAAAATCATCATCGTCAGAGTCTTCAATAGTCATATCAATAATGTCCATCCACTGTTCAACTTTCTCTTTGATTTTTCGTTCATCGATACTCACCTCTTCTAATGATGGTTCATTAATCCACTCATCAAAAAGAACTGAATAAACACCTGATGATATATGTTGCTCACTACTATCTTGAACATATAACTCAACTTCATAACCTTTGACTTGAATGTCGTGAGTTGAATTGAATAATGTTTTTTTCATTTTGAAAAGTTCCTTGTAGATTTCTTTGAACTCTCCAGCTTCATCAAAATTATACATGATGTGTAAATCAACATCTGAAAAATCAGACCAATTGTAATTGGCTAAAGAACCTGTCATGGTTATATCTGATACAAAAATATCAACATTTAAAAATTCAATGAATTCATTAGCAATTGCCAATAAAGCCTCCCTAACTTCAGGATGCATTTTTGATTGCTCTTCAT